CTTAGTCTCTGCTAATACCCACTCATTGCATTGAGAATTAATATTCATAGACTCAATTTTATGCATCTTGCTTTGACTAGAAATAATATCATGAAAATGGTATCGTAAAAATTGAGGTAAGATATAAGCAGAGGCAGTTAAATCATATTGAACTATAATACCCTTTAGAAAGCAATCATGCCCTGTACCTGCTTTAGTTGTACCTAATCTAATTGCTCTAGATTCATCACTTAAAGTCAAAGTATCATAATCGTGGATTATATCAGTTCTCTTTGGATATCCTGATGATATTTTAGCTCTATTCAGTCCATAAATATCTGTATTATGAAATTTCATTTATATTCCTATCTACTCCAAAAAATAATTTAAAAAATAATATCTTAAATAAAACATTATCAAAATTACTTACTATTGATAATGTTTTCCATTCTAAATTTTCATCTTCAATAAAGAAAGTATTATCATCGAATCTAATTTTAAAATCTGTTTTTCTATTGACATCGAATGAACTGACAACATCAAACTTCACTTCCAAATATTCTTGTGTTACTGCAACTATCTCAGATTTTAAATTAAATGATGGGTAATTATTATTAAAAACATATTCTATATACTTATCTATGTGCTCTATTCTATCCATCTTAAACTCTCCTTATAAAGTAAATTGTCTATTCATTATATCATTACTAGGTCTTAGTATTTCATCTTCTCTTTTAAATAATTCTTGTTCTTTTTTAATTATAGGCAATAATCCCATCCCAATATTCACTAGTGCTTATTGAGATGGGATTATTATTTATTTCTTTTAATTCTTTAAATATTATATCTAAATCCATAATTAACTACATTTATTTAATAATTTTATTAAATTTTTTCTATTGAACAAGCTCCGCCACTACAAGCAACTTCCCCTTGTAGATCAGTATTATCTTGGTGTTCTTTTATCTCAGTTAAATCAATATTAATATCCTTTAACTCTTTTAGCATAATATCATATTTATACTTTGTTATATCTTCAAATGGAGTTTGAACATATGTATGACCATCATAAGGCAAGACTGAAATTCCTGTATATATATTTCTATTTTTCCACATCCAATCTCCAACAATATCCCAATTTTCATCTTTGACTGATACAGTAACAGAAACATTATTTTTATTAGAACCCGACCTATGTCCAACGGAGATCCAATCCAACTGAAATCTTTTAACTCTTTCAAGTAAATCAATTTCAGATTCATCCCTAAAAATTGAATTATTAGGAGCTTTAACAGGAATAGATAAAACTGCTGTAGTTTCAGGATTAAAAAACTCATCTTCAAGAAAAGTATCAGATAGTTTATCTTTTAAATATAAATAAATAGCTTCATTTTTATTTAATCTCATTCTCCTTATATAATAAGGAGCGTGCCATGCATGAATACCTGATGATGCTCCTGCAACAAGACTAGCAGACCCCTCAGGCTTAATTGCAGTAACTCTCTTAGCTTTAGGGATTCCTATAATTTCCGCAACTCTAGCATTTTCCTCAACTGCAATTTTAGCAGACTCTTTAATATTATATTTTAACACTTGACCTGAACCAATACCTGTCATCGAAACACCTAATAATGAATCTTCTTCTGTAGTATCTTTCCATATATCTCTCAAATAATGAAAATCTGTATATCCTGCTTGCAATGTACCAATAAAAGCGGATGCTCGGACTCTATCATTAAGATCTTTTTGTGATTTTATAGTTGAAACATTAGTTGTAGTTAAATTACAAAATGAATTATTTCTTAGTGATATCTCAGCACAATTATGAGCAATAAATCCCATATCAGTATTTGTTGAAGCTATCACTCCCCAATGGTCATTAGTATCAATAGTAAAGTCAAACACTTCAATCTCACCATATTCTTCAATAGAGGTAATTGTTATTTTCATATCATCAATAAAATTTAATGTATGTATATCAACATCAATAGATTTATGTAATAAATCTTTAGCTTGACAACTATTTCCATTAACTCTAAATTCATGTTCAGGTGTAACAATAAATTCATTACCAAAACTATCTATTATTTTTATTGTATTTTTGACTCCATTAGACCAAACCTTACCTTGACACACTTTACCTTCAGGTGATATTAGATGATGATATCCATCATTATCATTAGCTAAATCTTTAAATGAACAAAAACCATCATCTGTTTTTAGTCTCATATTTCCACCAAAACATGGATTAATTCCATATTCTTTATCATTACTCATTACCATCCCAGGTTCTCCGCTACCACTTGCTTTAACATGAGACCAAATCAAATCAAAATCTTCTCTTGTTGCCTTATGCCTAATTATGACGACAGAATTATTAGCTCGTCCTCTTTGTGGATTTGTTTCATACCATTTTCCTGATTTTGATGCTAATAATGCATTATCTGCAATAGAAAACAATGATATGATGGCCGCTCGTCTAATTCCTCCCGCCAAAACAGCATCTGCTATATGACACATCAAATCATGAGACTCTAATGTAGTTAGCTTAGTCCCTGAATCTCTTTCTAATATTGCAGTATCTAATATACCTTTAATTAAATGAATACAATCTTTAAGTGGTTTAGATCCTGGGGCTTTTCCACCTGCGGTAACTAAATATGCACCTTTTTGTCTTATATCACTATAATCAAACAACACAGTACTTTTGTGATTAAAGTAAGATTCCATTAGAACCCTAATAGCATCAGCCCAACCTTCAATACTATCTGAAATTAAATATCTTCTAGTTCGTTTCTTAGGACCTATTAATTCAGGTAATTGATTTACATGATGTTTCTGTACTGATATCCCTAATCCTGTTCCACCTAATAATAAAAACATAGCTTCACTAAAAGCCCATATAGAATCTATAGGCATATATGAACAATTATAAATTCTACTTGGAGTTTTCTCAATAGCAGGACCAGCGAATTGAAGGCTTCGCATCGAAGGGAATACTTTCTTAGGTAACACAAATTCAGAATAAACTTTCCAAATCTCATCAGATAGTTGTGGGTATTTTTTAGCGTGCATCTCTGCATTCCTTATAATACATTCATCCCAAGTTTCTCTTCTTTTTTGTTGTGGTAAGTATCTAGCATATTTACTATAAACAGTAAGATCACTTAATAAGTTTTTAGAATCAAATCCATGCATTGTTGTATCTCCAATTTCTTAGTTATTGTTTATTAATTTTTAATTAACTTATAATCTGAATTATAACTTAAAATAACTATTTTTTATTGTTAANAGTCTTTTCAATTATGATATAATTAAAATATTTTACTTTTTCTTTATCAAAATCCTTAATATTTCCATTACTTAAAATAATAACACTATATTTCTTAAATAGAAAATTACATACTAGAATCTGTTCTATGAAATTTATCATATGATAGGACTTAGGATTTACTGATTTTAATGTTATTGTATTTAGTTTATTTTCTTCATTAAAATTCTCAATCTCATAATATAAGTCAATCTCATTTATTTTCTTTATTTTCTTTGATCTACTAGATTTCCTAGCAAATTTAATAATAGCAGACTCTTTAAATAATTTAGTTTTACCTATTTCAAATGAATTGAAAATATAATAGAACATTTATTTTTTTCTTCCTTTGTAGATTGATTTTAATAGATTCTGTCTTGAAATAAACTGTTTCTTATAATAAGCATTTACCTTAGAAATATTATCAAGGCAAATGTTAATCAATTCAATTGAATATAATAATTCTTCATTATTCATTGTTGATATGTCTTTCAACATAGCATGATTAATATAGAAATCTTTTATCATTTAAATAAATCCTTTTCTGTCATAACCTTAAACTCCATATTATTCTTTTTACAGAATAACTTAGTAGCTTTCCATTTGTTTTGATTTGTTATATAAGTTTTAGATTCATACATAAATCTATTCATAGCTTTTCTATTATTATTTTTTGGTCTAATAGGCTTTTGTGTTTGTTGAAATGGCTTAACCTCAATTAACATTTTTTTAGTTGGGGTATCTTTACCTTGAAAAATCTCACAATAAAAATCCATTATATATCTATGTTGTTTACCATCATAGTTTATATAAGGAACAATAACATTTTCAAATCCCCAGCGTAGAACATTAGCATTCTTATCTAACATAGCCATTAACCTTTGCTCCCAACTAGAACGATATATGGGATCATTCATAGTGAGAGTAAAGGTTCTATTATTATTTTCTATACTACTAGTAGTACCTAAATACTTATCTCTATTTACTACATTATAGATTCCTTGAGAGAAAGCCATTTACCCAACATTCTTCAAAACAATGAAGTAAGTTTGCCATTCATCATATATCTTAGGAAATCCATTATCATCTAACCAATTCCAAACAAAAGCACCATCTAATGGTTTTATTTCATATTCATCATATACATCATTTATTGCTTTATCAATAATAATAGGAATTTGATTAAAATCAATTATTTTCTTATTAACAATATAATTTTTCTTAATATCTTCATCAGTCTCTAATTCAACAAGACCTTCATTTAACATTTTCTCAGCAGTCTTAGGTCCACATCTTTTCTTAACTCCTGCAATATTATCAGATCTATCACCTGTAAGAATTTTAATTTCTAAATCTCTTTGTGGATTTAATGATTTCATATACTCTTTTTTAATTGGATTGAATTGAGAAAAATTCTTATATTTCTGTAATTGAATGAAATCTTTATCTGTGGATATTAGCTCCATATCATATTCGTTAGAATCTCCAAATTTCTTAGCAATACTAGCAATAATATCATCTCCCTCACATCTATCTACTTTAATAAAATAAACATTTGTGAGTAGATTCTTTAATGATTGAGTGAACTCTTCAAGTATAGGGAAAAATTCTTCAAAGTCAACAATTGCTCCATCCCTACTAGCTTTTCTATTTGCTTTATATTCAGGATATATTTCTTTTCTCCAATTATTTTTATTCTCTAATGCAATAACAACTTTACTAGCTTTTCTCTCTCTAATGTTAAATAAGAGGTTATTAAGCACCATATTTTTCCAATACTGATACATATCTTCTTTTGTATATTTAGGACCATCTCCATTCATATATTCAAATTTCTTTGATTTATATTCAGGAGCACATATATGAATTGTTCTATATGCTAAATTATGAAAATCAAAAAATAATATTTTCTTCTTTTCTTTTACTTCTTCAACCTCAAAAAAATCATTCAATCCACCCATTCAATTACTCTCCTTTTAAGTTTATTGTTCTATAATAANTACTAGAACCTTCAATATNAGCAATACAATATTTTAAAGCATCCCCATCTTCTATTACATTTAATATAAGCCCACTATCAAAAGTAGTAGAGCCACAACCACTATACCCAACTAATATTTTATTTTCGAGTTGTTTAGAATCACAAGTGTACACATCAACACCATAATCGAGTTTGGATATTTTCTCAATATATTGTGTTTGTTTATCTTGCATAGTATACTCTAATAAATTTTTTATATTATCTTGAGTTGTTATAATAAAATTACCAAGCCCTCTTCTATTATTAATTGCAATCTTATTAGTAGTGTGTATAATAAGATTCAATATATTATCAACATCAACGGTAATATCATTAATCGTGGAGACTTCTAACATAGAATTAATAACAGAATCCACAACATCATCTATGTTTTCTACAGTATTATAATCAGAATCTGTGTGTTTAAGTTTTTCTAGTGTAAGTTTAAGTTCAGTAAAATTCGTATCCTCACTCGATATTACACTAGTCCTAAGAGCAAAACTAATCCTATTAGTGTTTTGTATTGGTATTATATTACCCAATAAACCTGTAATTTCACTTAATCCACTCATTACTCAACCACTCCAATCAATTTATTCATAAAATTAGCGACACCTATAGCATCTGCTTCATCTTCATTCAATCCACAATCTGTATATATCTCCATTGAGATTGTATCCATCAATGACGCAAAGACTTTTTTATTATTCTTTTTTAATTTATCTCTAGCACCAATTAATTCAGATAATACATTTTGCATGTGTTTAATTTCTTTAGCTTCCTTTTTTCTTTTTGCTTTAGCTATATCTTTTCTTAATTGAGAAATATTAGTATCATCTAAATTGGCTGTTAATTCAGTAAAAGCCTCTTTAATTTTATTATCATAATATTCTATTTGAGCCACACTTAATAAATTATGTAATCTACATACAGATAATTGAATTTCTGCTTTTTTTGCAGAACCCCTACAACCATCTAATACTTTTTTCCACTTAGATGGTTCTACTAATGTAGGATCTTTTCTAGTGAAGGTATATGCTGTTTTAATAGCAATTCCATTAAATCTAGCTAAGACTTTAGTTGTATTAATTGCTCTAACATGAACAACATCTTCAATAGCAATTTCATCGGGTGCACATTTAGCAATAATCTTAGTTAATTCAATATCAAATAAATGAAGTTTTTGTGCTTGACTCATTTTACCTGTTGGATTAATTTTACCAAAATCGACTAATTTCCCATCCTCTAATAATCCCCAACCTGTACTTTTACTTGAAATATCAA